AGAAGAGCTAACGCCTAAGACGGATCTTAGCTGCGAAGCTGTAATGATGTTAGGCATTAGCCCTTCCCTTCTACTGCTCGCCTAGCTCGGGAGCGAACTAGGCGATGATCGATTTATTCGGATTACTGCTTGTTATTCTTAAATGCGCCAGCTGCGATCTTGGTCGCTAGTGCGCCATAACCGTAGTAGCCGACAGTAATCTGGCCAGAAGCGATTACGTCCGCGCGTAGGCGGAAAGTAGGTCCTTCATACCATGTGTAAGCGTCTGGGTTAACGACGAGAAGAGTTCCATCGCCATCGCCCGCGTTTGTAGGATCTACGAATAGATCAAGTCCTGCGACGTTGCCTACGAGTGAGTCTGGACGAACTACGCCGCCAGCGTTGCTTGGCTGTGAAGCGTTATAGATTGGACGTCCTGAATCGTTAAGAGTCATCAAGTTAGCCCATTGACCAGTCGATGCGATAAGTGACTTCGCGAAAGGACGTGGAAGTCCAGCTGTAGCCGCGTAAACAGAAGCAGCTCCGCGAGAGATAATTCCAAGTAGCTCGGCAGCTGTTGGATAAGTAGTCGTAGTAGTTCCGTCAAGTGTTGCACCTGAGATTAGTAGGCCGTTGACGTAAGCATTCTCGGCCTTAGCCTTAGCTGCTGCCATGTTACGGATTAGTTCATCGAAGAACGCTGGAGAAGTACGATCTAGAAGCTCGACAGAGAATGTCTGCTGTCCAGCGAACTTCTTAACGTCTACAGTGATGAAAGCTGAGTTCTGATCCGTGTCAGATGGAGTTCCTTCTTCCGCTGTTACTGCGACAGTAGGCATCTGAGTAATCTTAGGAATCTCGAAAGTCATACCCGCATCTGGAAGAGTTCCGCGAGAGATTGCATCGATCGATGGACGGATAGTAGTTCCAAGTCCGTTTACCACTTCCGCCATTTGACGGGTTGGCACGAGACCTGCGTTATCGGTTGTATTATCCGCGGCGAGAACGTACTGGCGAGCTTGATCGTCGCCCATAGCTGCGCGAATTGTGTTTTCGACATACTTGGCAGCTGTGAACTCCAAGCGTGGCTTAGTAAATGATCCGCCTACGATTGGCTTCGCTGCGGCTGTTGTTGACTGAGCAGCTTCGACCGTCTCGACGGTTTCCGCGTTTGTGACGGTGTTGTCCACTTCGTCTCCTTCTGTTGTTGGTGTTACTTCCTCTTCCACTGTGGAATCGGAGATCTCTTCGGCGACTTCTTCGCCTTCTGTTGCAGCTACTTCGTTAACGCGAGCAGAACGAACCGCTGGCTCTGTTACGAGTGCGACGCCTGTCAATTCTCCAGCAAGAACGCGCATAGTGCCGTCCTTCTGCATGATGTAATCGTCTACAGCTAACTCGATAGAAAATCCATCGCGAAGTCCGTCCATCGCTTCGGTAAGCGCGTCCGTTCCCGCTGTAGTGTTTGTAATCTTAAAGACTGCGTCGATCGAATCTTCGTTTAATGTCATGTCCATAGTCTTACCGATTGGACGAGTGCGATCGTGTTCCAAGTTTAACTTTACGGAAGCTGGAGCGATAGAGCCTTTTGCGAATACGACTTTCCCAGTAGAAGCGTTAGCAGCTTCCTCGAATGCGACGATACGCCCGCTAATAGTGCGCGAGTTAGAATCTGCCGCTGTGATGTTCATTGGTGTAGTTATTTTCATAGAAGTAGATCCTCTTCTTCTCGTATTTCCTCGATCGACATAGCACCGATTCGATTTAGTATTTCGTACACTTGCGCGCGCTCGTAAGGATTGCCGCGTAAGAAGTCGTCTAGATCGAACTTAACGTCCTGACCTAGTGGAGTAAAATCTGAAAGGCTCATTCGTTGCTCTATAACTGTCATAAGTGGACGAAGAGAATAATCGACTAGAGAACGTCTTTCGCTAACTGCATTCGAGTAAGTAAAGCTGTTTGGCTCTGCACTGGCGAAGTAAGCGGGAAGACCTGCAGCGCGGCATAGTTCAAGAGCCAGGTATCCGCGAGCTTCGTTAAGTTGAAGATTCTTAGGATCGTAACCGACAGTCTCGATCGATACGTCTCCGTTTAAGAATGTAACAGCTTTAGAAGTGCGATTCTTAAACGCTGCTACTAACGCAGCTACACGATCTTTCGGAAGTGCGACGCCAGAGTTTTTTAAGATAGTTTGTGGATTCGGATTTATCGCGAAGTCGTAAGCTGTTTTTTCTAACGCGGAAGCTGCGCGAATAGTGCGGCCAGCGCGATTTAAGATTCCTTCATCGAGTCCAGTAAAGACGACTAATTCGCTCGGATCGATTACAAGTCCATCGACTGAATAACCGTCGATCTCTGTTCCGTTTCCGTTAGTAGTAACAGTAACGCGAAGAGGATCTATTCTCTCCATCGCTTGAATGCGACCAGTGTCGGCGTAGCGTTGCATTACACGCGCGTATCCGTAACCATAAAACAGAATGTCTTCGGCTAACCATGACCAGAACGCAGAACCCGCGATTCTTGGATCTGGTTGATTAATAACACGCGGCTGTTGCACTTTCTCGCCTGTTGCGATGTTGCGAGTGTGCATTTGGAAAGATCCAAGAGAAGAACAGATTATGTTACGCGCGCGAGCTAAGGCTGGAACGCCCATCGCCTCGGTACGAGTGGCGGTCTGATTACCCATGAAGTAATAGCCGCCGAGAGAGTTAAGAGTGTTTACAGGGTACAGCGATTCCGCGGCCTCTATGTTAATAGAAGCAGCTGGAGACTCGGCGTTAGCCTTGGAAGTAAATAGATCTAATAAACCCATGTCCTAATTCTAGAGAACGCGTTACTCCTATCCGACCATGATGTCAAGATCCATCGGTGGGCGTGTCGCGTAATGAGTGACTAACGCAGTAGCAACCGTCGCGCAGACAGTCGACTGTGAAGCTCTCCGCCCGATAGTCCAGCCACCATCTCCGAACGGAAGTCTCGCAGCTGATAAGATCTGCTTGGAGAGTTCTGTCTGTTTCGGATCGTGTCGTAGTCTCTTCGATGTTATTGCTCCTAACAATTCGTCGCATGCTTGGCCGTACAGTGCGCCGTCGATGTCTGAGATCGGAATCCCAGCGGGAACTAATCGAGCAGCTATAGCCGACGCAGTTCTCTTAGAATAAGCCACTGTCTCGACTGGGTACTGTTTGACATAGGGAGCGATGTCGTTCGCGATCGCCTTATCGTCTAGGTTTATTGGATTGTGCCAAGTATGTAAGAGCTTGACGAAGAATCGCTCGTCGTCGATCTGTTGAGCTGCGACCAGTGCCGCGTCCCTTCGATTAGGGCTAACGTCAATTCCTAGCCAAGTCGTCTTCTCTGGATCAAGCTCCAAGCCTTCTTCTCCACACTGATTCCATTCTTCGGCGGGGATAGCAGCTGAGATTGTGGCTACCCAGCGACAGAGAACTTCTGTCTTTACGACGTCTGGCGGATCATTAAGAACTGCCCGAATGTTATCGATGTGGATAGTGTGGCCGAGTGCTGGATTCGCCATCGCCGCGCCTTTCCAGAACGCGGGCGAATCGTCTATCTTCTCGTAGTTCGATGAGTATTCATAGTAAGCGATGTCGTCGCCTTTACTTGCGCTCATTCCACGCTCGCGAAGCTGATTAAGAACAATGGAATGCTGATCTCCCGCATTCGATAGCGTCCAGAGCTGCGGCGATTTAGCCGCCATCATGGTATAGCGCAGAGAAGCCCACGTCGATTCGTCTTTGAGTTCGCGGGTCTCATCTACGAAAACGGTCTCGGGCTTAGAGATACCGCGAGCAGCTGAACCTCCAGCCTTTACCATGTACCGACCGCCGCCGAACTCGGATTTAAGTTCGATCTCTTCCGAGCCATGCGCCCAGCGGATTCTTTTTACTTGTCTGGCTAGGTGTTCGTTCTCTTCGATGATGTTAACAAGATCTCTAAAAGTCTCCAGCGATGTAGTAAGTCGATGAGCTGTTCCGATCTGGAGTCCGTCCTGCCATAAGAACAGACCAGCCAGAGCGCGGATCTTCATGAGCGTAGTCTTACCATTCTGGCGGGCCACGACGACAGTTACTAACGGGTGAGCCCAGCGACCATCGGCCTTATACCGATGAGCCTCTAAAGCGACCCATCGCTGCCAAGGGAGAAGCGGAAGCTTGATCGAATCGGCGAAATCGATTAGATCCTGCCCGCGAGTCGGTAAATCTAAGAGTTTTGAGTGGATTCTTGGAGTCACAGCCCCTAAATAAAGTCCTGTAGTTCCCTCTAAAACCGATGTAGGCCTATCTAAGCCCTTTGTAGCCTCTTCGGGTCTTACTGAGTCTCCTGCGTGGCTATTCATGGCTCTTTGAGTCGTTTGGTGGTGAAAGAAGACCGC